GGTTAAATTAAAATATCATTATTTAAAATGGGTTTTGATACCCGTTGAGTATATACTTTCTCAATACGGACCATTTCTATATATGGCGACGTCCAAAACGGTACAAACCGTTTTGGATTATTGCATCGTCTACATAACGGTACAATGTAATGACGTTTATCGTTTTCACATGTTACGTGTGCAGCAACTTCAAACCATCGATTACACTCGTATCGTGAACACTTTTGTTTTTTTGCCAACTTCTTTTTAAGTTGTCTTTTCTTATCACCGATTATATATAATGGGTGTTTAACATTACCAGTTCCAGGTGTATTCCTAATAACTGTGTACCCACCCTTATCCGGTGTATATACGTCGCGACCGAGTTTAGCTGTTCGCTTGTATTTAGATTTACGTAATTGGTTTCGAGTTTTGACCATTTTTAATATTTAATTTTAATAACGATATGTTACAACTTAGGTTTAAAAACGATAGATTCAGTGTTTGTGAACGCGTACGATGGTGGAACTAAAAAGGAATTTGATTTGTAATTACACTTCTATGAATATACTCATCACTATCGGAAATAAATTGGTTTTCATGCTCATTCTCTATAGCTTTTACTAATTTTGAAATCCATTCCGTTTTATTTTTTGCGATCTGGCGGTACCATACATATTCTTGTGATATTCGAACAACGCGGTACCCGTTTTTATACGCAAGTTCTTCCTTGTATATATCAGTTTTATACGTTTCTTCGTATGAAACCCAATTACTAACCTGTCTGAAATGTTGTGCACCATCGACTTCGACTATTACTTTCTTATCATCTATAATTATATCATATCTATACTTAGTTTTAAACATTTTACGGTTCGATTTTTTACCAACATCGTATCCTTTATCTATTAATGTTTCAAAAACGCGCGTTTCTGTTTTGTTAACACAAGACGAACACCATTGTCGTAAATTAGTAACGTTACTAAGTCGTATATCAAAGTCGTGACCGTTATCACACGTAAACCAGTATTTTTTACCTGTTGATTTAAAAACGTCCCGTGGTTTTACTTTACCATTTTTTGTAATGTGCCAACACGCCGCTCTTTCTTCATTTGAAGCAAAACTTTGTTCATATGAAGGTGTTTGATGACAAGACGGACACCAATTTCCACCAGTAACATCATTAAGTCGTATATCAAAGTCGTGATTATTATCACACGTAAACCAGTATTTTTTATGTGATGATTTAAAAACGTCCCGTGGTTTTACTTTACCGTTTTTTGTAGTGTGCCAATACGATGCTCTTTCTTCATTTGAAGCAAAACTTCGGTCATATGAAGGCGTTTGGTGACAAGACGAACACCAATGTCCACCAGTAACATCATTAAGTCGTATATCAAAGTCGTGATTATTATCACACGTAAACCAGTATTTTTTGTTTGGTGCTGATTTAAAAACGTCCCGTGGTTTTACTTTACCATTTTTTGTAGCGTGCCAACACGCCGCTCTTTCTTCATTTGAAGCAAAACTTTGTTCATATGAAGGTGTTTGGTGACAAGTCAAACACCATCGTCCAATAGTAACATCACAAAGTCGCATTTTAAAGTCGTGATCATTATCACACGTAAACCAGTATCTTTTGTTTGATGATTTAAAAACGTCCCGCGGCTTTACAACACCGTTTTCTGTAGTGTGCCAACACGCCGCTCTTTTTTCATTTGAAGCAAAACTTCGCTCATATGAAGGTGGTTTTCGTACCATTGTTCTATAATTGATTTATTTTTCTAAACTATTAAAGAAATGAGGCGTCACTTAGGTATATGACTACCTATAACCAAAAACCCTGTGAATTTAAATACAAAATCGACTCGTGTTCGAAAGTCGTTGACGGTGATACCGTTGACGTTCTTATCGATTTGGGGTTCGATGTACTCATCCGCCAACGCGTACGATTGCTCGGTATCGATACCGAAGAATCACGAACGCGTGATTTGACCGAAAAGATTTATGGGAAACATGCGAAGAAGAAGATCTTGAACTGGGTCACAAAAGCGGTTGAATCCGATAAGGACGATTGTGAAATTGAATTGCGGTGCCAAGAACGCGACTCGGTAGGTAAATACGGGCGCGCACTCGGTGAATTGTGGGTATTTGAAGATGGTATCTGGACGAACGTGAATAAATGGATGTGTGATAATGGGTATGCGGTTCCTTACGTCGGACAAAATAAGGACGATGTTAAGGAACAACACATGGTGAATAGACGCTTGTTAGCGGATAGGGGTGAACTTGTTATCAAGGACAATTAGTTAAAAACAGTATTCAATAAAAGAAGAGGAGATGACGACGACAAATGAATATTATAACGTCATTATAAACCCGGGTGGTATACCTGTAATAGGTATAAACGATGCGGTTGAACGACCTCCACCATTACCACTACCGGAACCGGAACGGATTCATAGGAGAAACATAGATATAAGAAGTGTTGAAATACGTAGTGTGTATAAATTTATACACTTTATTATGCTTTTTATGACAATAATGTATACTATTATGTTCACGGATGATTATCATTCAGTTATGGATACGGTTCTATCTGCAGTATGTTATGTTTCAGTCCTAGAAAATAAGATTGATATTTTAAAAATACATACATTCTATCTTTCGGCGTGTTTTACCTTGGCTTCATATAATTTATATTTCGAATATATTGGGTATTATTTCATATATAGTATTTTGAATATGTGTACAGCTGTACATCTAACGTTAGATCGTCGCGATTATTATATAAGTCAATTGGTATAAATAAATTAATTATATTTCACATAACAGTACATGTTCTATATAATTAAATTAGTTCGATTATTTTAAAAAATATTTTTAAGCAAAAGATTTGGTAGTTCCCTCTTCCTTTCGTTTCTCTCTACACGCGTCATTCTTTTCTTTCTTAGCCTCCGCTTTACCTGGGTTGGCTTTTGCCTTATTCGCCTGTTTAATCTTTTTCTTTTCGGAATCAGTGAGTTTATCTTTCATCGTTTTATCAATCGCCATCTTTTATAAGATACATTTATTTTAAAATCTATAATTAATCACGGATATTTATACTTTCTAATCCATAAATTACAAACCCATTTTTCACCTGATTTCACCTGTGTGCCACCATGTAATGCCTTTTTGGTAACGCATTCGTAATTGTTTAATGTATTAAAGAACAATACGTCACCCTTTTCTAAACGGTACCGCTTATTTATATTTGGAAATTCTGTTTCACCACCTTCATACTCGTCATTCAAGGCAATTATGAATGTATACATACGTTTATTTTTATCATCTTTAAAACAATCTTGATGTGGTTTATAAAAACCACCTGGTTTATATTTAAGAACCTGTAAATCTTCACAATTACGTAAAGGTCGATCCGTCATTGATACACACTTACGTATAAGTTTATCAACAACGGGATCTTCTGATGCTTTTAACCACGCCGTTTCACTTTTACGTATTTTTTCATCTATATCGCGACTTTTAGATACTGTAGACGTTTCTAATTTTTTAGACGCAATGTCTTGTATATGTTTACACTCATCTTCACTTAATACACTTTTTAGTACTCTGGGTTTTTCATATATGGGTATGAAAAACCATATAATAAGTAAAAACGATACATATAAGATAACTTTGTTCATTTTCTATTATACAACAATAATATTATTCTTCAATAAATATTGAGGTGGACATAAAAGTAAGTTTACTATTATATCTGTATATCTTCCAAATACAGTATCGTAATGAATAATAAATGCTACAAACCAAAAGTAAAGTGAGACGAGGTAGTGTAATTTAGGCATACCAAATGTACTTTTAATTACACTTATGATCAAGTTTACATCCATATACTTTTTATCGTGAATACTCGATTTATAAATTATAATAATAGATAAAAAATTGAATACGAGTTCCATATAATCGAAACCACCTTTTAGTACGTACCCTAATCGTAGAAGATCTACATGTCTAGATATATAAACAAGTTTATACATGGTTTCATTTCTATGTAAATGGTAAAATAAACTCGATATACTACCAAAATTCTCTAGAATCATAAATGGAAAAAGTGATGTAATTGCCGAAGCTATTTCTATTAATTTCATTTATGATGTAAACGACTCTATTCTTAAAGTGCGCGTAAAAATATATAATAAGGTACTGAACAATTATACCGGTTTCTTATTTTTGATATGACTCTATTCGAATAATCAGCTAACGCGTGAACGGTACGAAGTATGTCATTAGTTTTAGTTGGATCAATCATCCATTGACGGAGTAAATCACCACACGTATCGGAAAACATTCCGTATATATTCCGTATATCCTCTAATTTACATTTATGTTTATCACGTCTTTGAAGTTCCTTCTTAAATTCGTCGTCGGATATAATTTTTATTAAATAGTCTACACGTAAACGTAGAT